ATGTATTGTATTAGTAGATTATGTGTATAATACAGTTATACATAGATAACTATGTATTGATTAACCTAACTGATAAGGAATACAAAATGTCTAAATTAACAATTGAAGAAGTCTACACTGGGGGCGGTTGTGATCACTACGAAGTACATTTTAAACAGTATGGAATTCTATTCGTAGTCAACAATAATGATTGTAATATCCCAACAGAGGGAGAGGACTGGGGATTCTGTACTTATGCCAATGAAGATGATTTTAATAGTGGAACATGGATCGATTGCATTGGTCCTCTTGATGATTTTAAGAAAGATAACCTAATCACTTTCTTAGAGGGTTTCATTGCCGCTAAACAAGTTAAAAAGATTGAGGGTTATTTTGAATTGGAGCAAGTAGACTTTAATGAACTAGCTCACGATATTAGCAATGTTTGTGAGCCTCATGTTTTACATGATGCCTTGTACTTTTACTTGAAAACACTTACCAAAGAACAATTAGAGATTTGGCTTAGTACATTAGATGCAAATCAATCTTTTAAATTAACTGACTACATAGAGGAATAACATCATGCTAACTTTATCAATGGATACACCAAATAGTTATTTTACAGTTAAAGAGGCAAAATTTATCTGTAGTCAAAATAATGAATTGGATGATTGGAAGTACAAGATTGAAGATGTTGGTAACGATAAAGGGTTAGTAGTTATTAGAGTCTATGATGAAGAAAATAACCCATTAGGATACTTTTAATAGTGCTATATATCGTATAGATACTCTAAGGGTATCTATGCGATTATCACTTAGATAGTCAAAACCTAACTAACTAAATAAGGGGGTAGCATGAATACTATGCTTAGTTTTACTGAATATGGGTATCAGTTATTTTGTAATGATTCACCTGTATGCGATTACAAAAAATCCATAGATGATATTGAATTAGTTTGTAAACAATTTAAATTGTCTATTCCTGATATTGCATGGAATGGTATTAGATCGGAATGGGTAAAAACTAACACTATTGAGGGGATAGCATGAAATTAAGAATTACATACCAAGCACTACAAAACCAGTCTACAGAATGGATAAAAAATTCTGTGAATAATCCTAATCAATTTATGAGTAAAAATGTGATTAGATTACATTACTTAGTTTTAAAAAATAGGGGTGAATTGTGAAAACATATTTAGAATACATTTTAGGGACAATCTTTAGTATTGCTATAGGGCTTATTCTAGCATCAATATGGATATATGCTAAGGGTTGGTATTAACTCAATAGAATTATCTTATAGGTGCTTGTTTACAGGCATCTATAGGATTCTAACCACGGACTGGGGGAAACCCCAGCTATTTTATGAACTATCTTAGCGTATGTTCTGGAATCGAGGCAGCAAGTTGTGCCTGGGAACACTTGAATTGGAATCCCATTGGCTTTAGTGAGATTGAAAAATTCCCCGCGCGGGTGCTAGAACATCATTACCCAAACGTTACCAATTTTGGTGATATGACAAATTATAAGGAGTGGAACATAAATGGAACAGTTGGACTTTTGGTCGGAGGAACTCCATGTCAATCATTCTCAGTCGCAGGTCTCCGCGAGGGACTTAAAGACCCAAGAGGAAACCTCATGCTTACCTATGTTGGAATACTTGACCACTTTAGACCCAAGTGGTTTATCTGGGAAAACGTCCCAGGCGTACTTAGTTCCAATGAAGGAAGGGATTTTGGTTCCTTGCTTGGGGCGGTGGCAGACATCGGGTATGGGTTCGCCTATCGGGTGCTTGACGCTCAATACTTCGGAGTGGCACAACGCCGCAGACGTGTGTTCGTTGTCGGAAACCTTGGAGACTGGAGAGGTCCCGCAAAGGTTCTATTTGAGTCAGGTTGCCTGTCAAGGGATTCTCCGCCGAGCCGAGAAAAGAGGAAAGAAATTACCTCCCGTTCTGGAATTGGCGTTGAAATCACAGGTCCCCTTGCAGCCAGAAGATTTGCAGAAACAGACGGATTAAGCGAGAACTCAGCTCAAATGGTGGTGATGCCCGATACTGTTGGAACTCTTGATCTCGAATGTGGTGGTGGTCGTAAAACCCATCAATCGGTAGTAAGTGGACATTTTATTCCAACATTTTGGAATGGCAAACAAGTTGCCGATACCATTACGTGTACTTCTGACGATCAACGTATGCCAGATAAAAATAAGTTACAGGCAGTTATTGCTATACAAGATGCAAGTGGTCGAGACAAAGCCCAAAATGGTAAAGGTTGGAATGAAGATGTTTCATACACATTAGAAACAAGAGGGCAACAAGGTGTTGCTCATGCGTTTAAAGTCCGTGGAGGTGGTGGTAATGGTGGTAAAGGTTATCTTGGACAAGACGAACAAGCATTTACTATTTCAACAGTACAAGACCAACAAATTGCAGTAGGTGTTGATATGTACAATTTAACAACAAATCAAGAGTCAACACAAACAATAAGAGGTAATGGGCATATTGACCATGTTGGTGGAGTCATGCAACAAATGGCAGTACGTAGACTCACCCCTGTAGAATGTGAGAGACTCCAAGGATTTCCAGATCGATACACCGACATTTTGCCTGGGGGTAAACCAACTCCTGATGGACCACGTTATAAAGCTCTTGGAAACTCCATGGCAGTCCCTGTTATGCGTTGGATTGGTGAACGTATTGACGCAGTAGAAAAAGGTATGTTATAGTCTTTTTATTGCAGAGTCGCACCTGTGAGATTAAGCCCTTTATTAAGTATTTTGAGAGTTTAGGAAAGTGAATTAAGCCCATTTTCTTAAACTGTGCGAACTCAGGATACTTACTAAAGGGTTTTTCTATTGGTGTCTCTGTGATCGTTCTCCATACGATAATAAGCAGCCGTGTTCGTGCTGGCGTGGAAAAAAAGCGAATCACCTACGATAAAGGTTACACGGGTGCGTGAGGTTGCCAAGCCAAGCGATAAACAGGTAAGTATGCTGATATAGGTTTCTGTGATGGGCAGATAATTAAACCCATGCCTGATAAATAAAGCATTGGCACTAGTTGTGAACTAGGACAGTCTAAGGACTGAAGTATGAATGATATATATAAACCTATCATCATCCATACCGTGTGCCTTTTATTGTCTTTTAAGATTAGATGAGTATAAATACAACACTTATTTAAATAAATATATTGCAATACTCTCAATAATCGTTTAATCTTTATTCGTAGTTGTAGTAGATGTAAATTAAAACCTAACTATTAAAAGGAATATTATGAAATACAAACTCTGTATTGAGTGTCGATACCATGAGAAATATGGTGATCTTGATCTCTGTCATGCAAACCCTAAGAACAATGTAGTTGATGGTTCACGCAAGTTAAGATACTGCGAGAATGAACGATCACACCTTACCGATTGTTGCACCATAGATGCTCTTTGGTTTGAGCCTACTAATGCACCATTACAACCTAATGGTCCTGATGACGATTTAGATTGTATACCATGGGGGATAGCCAAATGAAATTATCTGAACAAGCTAAACAAGACAATCATATCTCTATGTTAGAGATGGAGATTGATAAGCTATCTAAAGACATCACCGAACTAGAGAATAGAGTTGATGAGTTAGAAGATCAAGAAGAACACTTAAAAGAAATTATTAAATCACTTGCGGAGGTGTTGTAATGGCTAACGACAGAAACGATTTTGCACCTGACATTCGTAATAGTGCTTGGTGGGCTAGTGATACTAGGCGAGCTATTCAAGGTCATGCAGTTGAGACTATTCTCATCAAACAGGGTAAGTTGCCACCTCCTGATTTAAGTGGCATAGAGGCAGTCCAAATGGGTCATGTTATGCAACCTACTATTGGTAGACTAGCACAAGATAAATTAAGGGTAGAATTAAAAGATGCAGATTATTCACTTACTCATCATAGCGAGCATTGGTTTAGGTCTCATTTTGACTTTATTAGCGCTGACGGAAGAACCTTGGTTGAAGTTAAAAACTACAATGCGTCTACTCGACATAAGTTTGATCCTGATACTAATCGCATTCCTCCTGTCGATTACTCTCAACTAGTCCATGAAAGCGCAGTCCACAGAATTAACCATGTAGTTCTAGCAGTTCTCTTTGGTGGTCAAGAGTTTCATACTTTTGAGTTTGATATAACAGAACAAGAGCAGACTGATCTGATTAAATCAATGGCTGTATTCTGGGGTCATGTTCAATCAAATACGCAACCAGAGGCTAAGAGCATAGAGGATACTAAACTCTTATTTCCTACCTCAATGGAAGGTGTTGTGATAGCTACTGCTGAGATGGAGAGAGTGATTGGCGATCTGAAATCCATCAAAGGCAAGATTAAAGAGTTAGAGGAAATACAGGAACAATGGGAGTTAGTGCTACGTAATTCTCTTGCAGATAAGGCTGAGATACGATCTTTTGATGGTAATACCCTAGTTACTTGGAAGTCATCCAAAGCTAGTATGCGGTTCTCTACAGACTTGTTTAAGAGTGCGATGCCTGACATCTATGAGAAGTTTATTGTAGAAAGCGCAGGCTCTAGGAGGTTCTTAATCAAATGAATAACTTAGACATAGCAATTTATATCATGGCAGCAAGTAGCGTAGTAGACACAATCCTAACTATTTATGAGAGGTTTATATGAGTAATCTGATTCCGTTTTCTGATATGGAACAAATGGCAAAAGCGATGGTAGCCAGTAAGCTATTCGGTGTTAAAGATGTCAACGAGGTGATAGCACTCGGACTAGTTGCACAGGCTGATGGTATGCCGTTTGCATCGGCAGTTAGAGACTATGACATTATTTTAGGTCGCCCAGCTCTTAAATCTTCTGCGATGCAAGCACGGTTTCAAGCTGCTGGTGGAAAGATCGAGTGGCAAGCATACACCGATATAGAGTGTACAGGCGTTTTTTCGCATCCAAACGGGGGTAGCCTCACCTTAACATGGACAATCGAACAGGCACGCTCTATCGGGCTTGTAAAGCCTAATTCAGGGTGGACTAAGTATCCTAGAGCCATGCTACGAGCAAGATGCCTTAGTGAGGGTATCCGAACTGTCTTTCCTGGTTGTTTAGGAAATATGTACGCACCTGAAGAAGTGCAAGATTTTGATGACAAACCACGAGTAATGAAGGACATTACACCAACGACTTACGCTGGTGCAGAGCCAGTCGCACTAGTAGATATGGTAGATGATGAGGTGGATGTGAATACGTTAAAACTGTATGTGCCGAATCAAGCAGAGCCATACGCTAAGTATCTCAATATTAAGGATTGGCAAATTGGATTCTTAGATATGGCAAGAAGGATATACACTTCACCGAAGTTTGATGAGGCGACACGGATTGAGAAGTATATGGCATTAAAG